AGTTCAACAGTTTCTAACCAACCACATTCACTATTTGCTTGTCTATCCCAATGACTTCTTTTTGACACCCAATCTATAATATCATACATTAATTCTTCGCCACCGATAGCGCCTGATGGTTCTGGTTCTGAATAGTAATCTTTATATTGATAACCTTCATATTCGGCACCTGAACCTGGACTACCATTGATTTCTAATACATAAGGTTTACCCTTGTAAATGATATGATCTACGCCTACAAGGTACGCTTTGGACGCTCTAGCGGCTTTTAAAATGATTTCTTGTTCTTCTTCACTTAACTTATATGGTTTTGGTGTAGCGCCTCTATGAGTGTTGGATCTAAACTCACCTTTAGCGGCAACTCTATTTGTTGACGCAAATATCTTATTATCTACGACTAAAGTTCTTATATCACCATCTACTTCCATATATTCTTGTATCAATACTTCTGCATCGTGTTTCCATAATGCTTGTATTGTAGATACTAAACTATCCATACTTTCAATTTTAATTACACCAATACCTTGAGTACCAGTTAATGTTTTAAGTATGATAGGAAATTTATTACCAACTAATTTTACAGCGTCTTCTATGTTTTTTTCATTTGATACAAACGCTGTTCTTGGTGTAGGTATACCAAACTTTTCAAATAGTAATGCTGTTGTTAATTTATTATCACAAGTCAGCATAGCTGATCGTGTGTTTAACATAAATGCTGATGAGTTTTGAAAGGCTGATATTAATGATAATCCAGCTTCGTCTTCAATAGAACCTGCTCGTGTAATACAAACAGTATCTTTACCTATAAATGTATGTTCAGAATCTTTACCATCATAATTATAAATGGTTAAAGTATTCTTATCTTCGTCTTTACCAGTGATGATAGCGTGTTTTGTATTGATGACAACACACTCAAAACCTTTTTTCTTACAAGCCTTTTGAATTAAACCAACTGTAAGTTCTTTTTTAGGAGCTTCACCAGCTTTTTGTTTTTTAACATTTGGATTAGACTTCGTAATAATTGCAACCGTAATCGGTTTATTTTTACGTTCTATATTTTGCTCAGTAATAAAATCTTTAAACTTCGGTACTTGCATTGTCGCTATCTTTTACTTCTTCCTTATTCTCATCAATTTTTTTACCAATATTATATTTAGCTGATAGCGTCCATTCTTTTTTTTCTTTAAAAGGTAATACTTTGATTTGACTTAATGGTGCTTTGTTTTCAGCTTCTGCTGGTTTTACAATGTCAATTAAATTCCAATCCTGTAAAAGAATAGCAATAGTATTTCTTCTTTGTATATCGTTTTCAACCAATGTAGCCTTTTTACCGTCTAAAGCAAATAGTTCTTTAAAGTGTGTTATAAAGTATTTACCTTGTTTATGTAAAATGTGACACGATTGATAAAGTGTTTTGTCTTTTCGGGACGCTACACCAATTCTAGTTAATGTTTCTCTAACTTTAAGGAAGTCGTCTGGTTGTTTGATTGTGACCTCTAACATACTTTCAGGCGACCAGTTTACAATTTCTTCGCTCATTTTTTTCTCCCACCTTTGTTCAAGGTCTCTTTTATAAATTCAATTTGTTCGTCTTTTAGTATGCTAAGTGCTTGTTTTGCTTTCTCATTACTATATCCATAATATTCTTTGACATACTCTAAATTCTTCAATTTGGCTTGTGATAACCATTTGCCACCAAATCGCTTCTTTTTTCTAATACTATTTATCAAAAAATGAAACTGGACTTTCTTATCTAAAAAGTGATAACCATTCATTTCATTGGCAGCTGCTATACTGTCATAATGCATTGATAAACACTTGTTAATGATAAACGGTGGATACTTCTTTTCCCACGTTAAATCGTCTGTATCTAATAGATTTTCTTTAGTAAAGTTTATAGCGTTTAAGTAATCTTTCAATTCGTACATAATAATTCTGGAGCGGATAGGCGGTAACGCTCCGCCATCTCCACGTTGGCAACGTGGCGTAATACTTCTATACCATATCCGCTTATGGTTTTACTTTCTTTTATTGTGTCTACCCATATACCAATCACCAGGTTCATAATCCCATCTTTTACCGTGATGTCCTCGTATATCAGCATACCATATTCTTAATTTTACTATTAATTTTCTAAAAAATGTTCTTCTAGCCATTCTAATCTCTTATTTAAATTTACAACTCGCCATTATTTCTGTAAGGCAGGCAACCATATTTATCTCCTGGTCAGCAACAAAGGCAGATTTATATTGATACCCAGCCAAAATTAATATAGATTGAGGAATAGATTTAGAGTCTAGTGCTGTATAGAGAACATCATAGATAGTTTTAAATAGAAAAGAGGCCTCTTTGTCCAAGTTCTGAACAACCCATTTTCTCATATCATTAAATCTTTTTTCTTTTAATGATACTATGAGTTCTTTGGTATTAGCTTCTGATAGACTAAAAAGAATACCACTATCAATCTTACCTCTAACTGAATATCTTTGTAGTTCGTTGATAGTTCTTCTAAAGTCTGGATAATACTTTTGTATTAATTCTGACAATACTTTTTTGTCATATTCTATATTCTCATCATCAAGTATACCACCTAATCGTTTCATAAAGGCAGTAGCCGTCTTTACCTTTTGACCATTTTTTATGGCAAAATCAATGACAGTACAACGACTATGTAATGCTGGTATTATCTTATTGACATAATTACAAGTAAATATAAATCTACAATTATTGTAAAATGTTTCTATAAAGTTTCTTAAAGCAGGCTGAACACTATCAGCGTTCATATAATCTGCCTCATCAATTATGACAACTTTATGATTAGCGTCTTCGGTAAGAGATACAGTAGAAGCAAAGTTTTTAATCTTATTTCTTAATGTATCTATTTGACGGCCTTCGTCTGAACCATTAATAATGATATAATCACTACCTAGTTCTTCACATAAGGCTCTTGCTACTGTTGTTTTACCAGTACCGGCAGTACCAGACAACAATAGGTTAGGTATTTCTTTTTGTTTTAGAAATTGTGTAAATGTATTCTTTAAATCTTCGGTAAGAATACAATCGCTTATCTTTTTTGGACGGTATTTTTCAACCCACAAAAAATCTGACATAATATAAACCTCACTTTATTCATTATTAGGGTGTTTCCATTGTAAATTCTTTTACAATTTCACTATCAACATCATAACCACCTTTATTCATTGTCCAACAATCTTCTTCACGGTCATAATCGTGTTCATCAACAAATTCTTGTACTTTATCTGCCAAGTCTTTGTCTTCTTGTGAAGCTTTATGATAGTCGTTCCAATTAAAGTATAAACCTTTTTCAAAGGTAGGCAAATCGCCAAACTCCTCTATAATATCAGAAACAGCAATTTGTCTATTAAGATAATGTGTTGTTTGATGATATTCTCTGGTTTCTACTTTTAAGTAGTCGTCTGCTTTGTATTCGGTACCGTCTTCTAATTTATAGACTTCAGACATATTAAAACTCCGAATCTGGTTCTAATGCTATCCAATATTGTATAGGTTTATTTCTGTTTACAAAATGACTTATCTTTTGTTTAGATATTGCTACATCATAATCATCTGAAACCATTTTAAAGTTTTCAGTTTTAAAATAGGCCGTAAATGTTTTATCGGTCTCACCAACTTCAATAGAATAATCATTTGAAGATTTGTTTTTCTTATCTGTAGCAATTAATTTAATTGATTTACCATCACCTTTAACGGCAACATCTGGTAAATTTAATGTAGTAGCTGCTTTTAGTAATTTAGAAAAGGTTTCTTTTTTAAATGTAAAAGTAACTTCTTTATCTGGCATTGTAATATTCTTTGTAGGCGAAACAATAACTGATTTGTCAGCAAAGAAATATTTTATTGCCTGTTTAGAATTAGAATCAGCAATCTGAACATTTGATCCACCATTAAACTTTAGTTCTGGTTTTTCAAAAAGTTCTACTGATCTCAAAAATTCTGGTAGATCATAGATAGCAAATTCGCTTTCAAACTTTTCTGATATTTCAGCTTCTGCTAAAATATTTTTCATTGTAGAGATTGTCTGTACTTTGTTTCCAGGTTTAACCAATATATTTTGATTAATGTCTGAAAAGTTTTTTAATACAGAAACCGTATCACTTGATAGATTCATATATCACTCCTTCATAATTTAACATATTATAATATAACATAGTATAGTTTTTTTGTCAATGTTATTTTGATTTCAAATAACTTATCATATTCTCTGGTGTAGTTTCAACGTATGGGTCATTATCTGATCCGTCATTATTGATACCTGGTTCTTGCCACCACTTTTCAACAACTCCATCGTTAATAACTGCCATATATCTCCAACTTCTATTACCAAAGCCTTTATGATTTTTTCCAATTAACATTCCCATAAATCTAGTAAAATTACCAGATCCATCAGGAATTACTTTTACATTTTTGATTTTTAAAATTTCTGCCCAAGCGTTCATAACAAATGTATCATTTACTGAACAACAATAGATTTCATCTATTCCAAGACTTTTAATTTTTTCATAGTTTTCATCAAAGCCTGGTAATTGAGTAGATGTACAAGTTGGTGTAAAAGCACCAGGTAGAGAAAACAATACAACTCTTTTGCCTTTAAAAAAGTCGTCTGTAGATTTTTCTACCCACTTACCCTCATCAAAGTTACAGCCATCTTCTAATACAGAATCGCCTTCTCTTATTTTAAAATTAGTTTTTGGTATTACAAATTTATCAAACATTATTTACTCCTCGTTCAAATTTTGGAGCGGATGGACTGTACTGCCCAATCTTTTCCTGGTTGGAAACCAAGTGTATTACTTTTATACGACATCCGCATTATTTAATATATCACAAAGCTATTCTAAAGTCAATGCTGGTTTATAATTCATAATTAATACTTCTTTACCTTTACCAGCGCCTTTGTTTTTACTAGCGTTTTGTTTATTAAATTCTTTTTCTATCCAAGTGTATTGATCTTTTGGAAACCACTTTTGTAAATCTGGAAAGTCATAATAAGACAATACAAATTTACCTTTTATTTCTTTTAGTTTATTGGCCAGGTCTTCGTGCTGGCTTCTTTGAAAGTCTTTTACATAGTAATCTTCCATTTTATAGTATGGAGGATCAACATAAAATAATGTATCTTCTTTATCATACATATTAATAACTGTTTCATATGATTCGTTATGAATATGATTTATGCCTTTAATAAAATATAACCATTTTTTATCACTAATTTTATCTATAAAATGTTGATACTTTGATTTATATTTACCTTTTAAATTTACAAACTTTGTTTTTTCATTTAGAGTATCACCACTAAAACTTTGAGTTTGTAGGTAGATATATTTTGTGGCTCTTTCAATATCACCTAGTTCAAAGTCTGTATTAAATGGTATTAAATCTGATTTAAATTGATTAAAAATTTCTTCTTGTTGTGGTTCATATGACAATAAAGATTTTAAAAATTCTCTATCTTTATGTCTGGCACAATGAAATATATTTGCTATATCTCTATTAAAATCATTATATACATTTGTATGAGCCTGATCTATTTGGTGGTTGGCCACAAAATAAACCCAATAGGCACCACCAAATGGTTCAACATAAGTATTATGTTTTGGAAAGTTGGAGGCAATCCATTTTGCCTGAAACTTTTTACCACCAAGATAACTAAACACTAACTTTCACCTTTTTTGTACCTGTTTTCCAGTTATCTATATCTGTCTGAATAACCGTATTATCTATTGAAGTATCACCTGTATCTCTATAAGAATTTACGTGTCCTTTATGATATTCTTTTGTTTGTAATTTTGATAAATCAATATCTTTTCCTTCTGGTGTTTTAAAGTTATCTCTGGCAGCCACAGCTAGTTTATCACTATCATTGACAACTCTTTTTGAATCCATTTTAATAAAGTATTCATCAACATCAAGTTTTTCCATAATCATCTGATTTCTTTTAACATTGTTGGCTGCTTGTCTGCCACCTACCATTGTTTCAAACGATTTAGGGTCACCTTTACCACAAGGATATGGAGTTTTATCTCTTAATAAATCACCTACTACTTTTACATAGTGATTAATAAAAGCGTCTTCTTTACCTGGTTTAATTTCTTTTTTATCATTTTTTAAATCTATGAAAATTATCCATAAATCAAAGATAGAGTTTCTATTAGGTATAGCATTTAAATCACCTTTTGATACCCAACTCATAAACTGATTAAATCTTTTTTTAAATAGATTTATGTTTTGATCTACTTCGGAACCAATTCTATACATAGAATTTAATGAAGCTGGTGATATTGTTGTTTCAGCACCTTCAAAAAATACGTGGCACATACCAGCAATAAAATCATCTAAGCCTCTTCTATTTTGTTGTTCTGGTGTAAACCATTTAGTAAGTGAATTAAAGAATCTATCTTTATGTTGTTCAGCTAATTCTCTAATTACATTAGCAACATCACTAGTTCTAGCATTTCTTTTTTCAGGTTCATTCAAAGGTTTACCGTCATTAATTCTAGTAAACACTTCGGATAATTCTTCTCTCGTTGTATCTGTATATATTTCTAAATTTACTCTTGCTTCTAAAAATGCTGATACAATTGCTTTAGGTAAAGTTGTTTTTGTATAATCAACTTCATTTTTTTCTCTATCAAAAACAAGTTTATCATTTAAATCAGTTTTAATTTTAAAAATATTACCCTCAATTTCGTAAGTTCCTTCTTCAACACCAAAACTACCGTCAATAAAACCTACAATATTGATTGTTCTATTATTAGAATCTAAATTTAAATATGTAACACCAGCGTCTAGCCATTTTTGGAAATATTCTTCATCTATTTTTGATTCTCTTTCAATAGCAGATTTTAAACACTTTTCAACATCACAAAATATAAATTTACTAGGTGCCATATTTCTAATTGTAGAAGTCATATAACTAGAGCCTTGCTCTATTTTCCACCTTGTAAATTCATTTGCTTGAAAGGCCTTGTCGGCTGCTTGATTTGGTTCTACCCTTTTGATAAAATCCAACATTGGTACTTCTTCAGTATCAGATTTCACTTGTCTAAAAATAATACTCATAATATAATAACCTCCACAGTTTATTTTTTATAATATAATTATAACATAAAAAAGGCGGAAAGTCAAGCTCTCCGCCTTCTATTTTACTATTTACTTAATATTAATTGTTCTTGGTTTTTTAGACTCTGGAACAATTCTTTCTAAAGACACTTTTAAAAGACCATCTTTTAATTCAGCGCCTTTAACTTCAACATCATCAGCGATTGTAAAAGATTTAGAGAAATATCTTTTAGCGATACCTTTATGGATTACTCCATCCTCGTCTTTGTCTTTAGTTGCTTCTACAGCTGATTTAATATTTAAGACACCATCTTCCATATTGATTTCAATATCTTTTTTACTGAAACCAGCAAGTGCTAGTTCAATATTGTAAGTAAAGTTACCTGTCTTTACGATATTGTATGGTGGATAGTTATATCTAACCATTTCGTTGAAATT